AAAGTAAATCATCCCTATCAGACTATACAATTGACAAAAAAGCATACGAAGCTATAAAGAATTTTAAACCTTATTAAAACACCATACGACAATTTAGTAATAAAAAAGAATGGAGTAGAGATATAAAAAAACCTCTACCGATGATTTTAGACAATAAAAACATTTTAAATAATGGCAGACAAAAAGAATAATTAAAATAAAACAAGAATAAAAACTATGAGCGATTGGGGCGAGATAATAACAGATTGGAACGACAAAGTTAGTTTTGTCGGGAAACATAAATCAAGTAGTAAGATTATTGATTTTACCGATAAAGAATTATTAAACGAAATAATGAGATATTCAGTTATTGAAAAATTAAATATCAAACTTACGATAAATTAAAAACGGAATTTCAGATAAATAAACGCTATTAAAACTTAAACACTATGGCAAAGGATGAAGAAAAAATATTTGAACAGGCTAAAGAAGCGGCACAAGACTGTAACGATAAAATAAATAGAAAACACGAAGCCGCAATTTTAGAAATAATTAAGGGAAAGAAGCTAATGCGGTTTGACCATATATTTGCACACTTCACAGGATGCTCACGAGCAACAGCTTACAACCATAATTTAGATAAATTGGACAGTATTAAAGAGGCTTTAGAAAGAAATAGAGCAAAAGCAGAAGATTATTTATTGCAAAAATGGATTGCAGGAGATAATGGAACATTGAATATTGCGGCAATGCGTATAGTTGGCACACCAGAAGTTCGCCGCTTATTGAATCAAAAGTATATCGAATTAACAGGTAAAGACGGCAAGGACTTAATCCATGAACCTATTACGATAAGAATAATCGATGAAAAAGAACAGCTAAATGGAAATACTAACAACGAAGATATATAGAGAAGTAAATAACGCCTTTAACGATGGTTATACGACCTTATCGGCACAAGGGTCGGCAAGGTCTTCTAAGACGTATAACATTGTCATTTGGCTAATTACTTACTTACTACAGAACCCGCATACACGAATATCTATAGTAAGGGGAACTTTACCAGCATTAAAAGGCTCTGTTTTAGTTGACTTTAAAGAGATAATGATGAATATGTTATTATGGGATAGTAAGAATTTTAATAAATCGGAATTGATTTATACATTTCCAAACGGCTCATTGGTGGAATTTTTTAGTACCGATAACGAACAAAAGCTAAGAGGTAGGAAAAGGGATATATTATTTGCAAACGAAGCCAACGAGTTAACAGCATTGGAATTTCAGCAATTAAAATTAAGAACCACAAAATTTAGTATATTAGATTATAACCCTTCTTTTACGGATGAGCATTGGATAACTGAAATAAACAGAGATAAAAGGACTAAACATATTTTTTCAACATATAAAGATAATCCATTTCTTGAACAAACAATTATCGATGAAATCGAATCGCTAAGGAGCAAGAATGACAGCCTGTGGAAGATATACGGGTTAGGCATACAAGCCGCTATTGAAGGGCTGATATTTACAAACGTAGACCTTATCGAACGCATGCCGTATGCTAAAAATCACAGATATGGAATGGACTTTGGATTTTCAAACGACCCCACATCAATAGTCGATATAATCATTGCCGAAGAGGAAAAAACTGTTTATATCGACGAATTGTGCTATAAAACAAAGATGCTTACCGCTGATATCATATCGGAGTTAAAAGCAAAGCATGTTCAAAGGGTGGTAAGCGAAAGCGCAGACCCACGCCTTATTGAAGAAATAAAGAACGCAGGCATAAACATTATTCCGGTTGAAAAAGGCGCAGGCTCCGTTATGGCAGGAATCACAAAAATGCTTGAATATAAATTTTGTATTACAAGACGAAGTACAAATATAATCAAAGAATTTAAAAACTACACATATCAACAGGATAAAGACGGCAAATGGTTGAATATGCCTATTGATGCCTTTAATCACGCTATCGATTCTATCAGATACATCTTTTTAACCGATGTATTGGGTCATAATCGAAAGAAACAAAACCTTTACGGAATATTTCATTAACACTACATAAATCTATGAAAATTGAAGAATTAAAACAACTACTCAACGACAGCAAAGACGCACCGAAAGACTTTATAGCCCTTATCAAGAAGTTAAGGACGGAAGTTGTAGCACTGCCCGATACGGAGCTTATAGAAAAGAACCTCGACCCTGCTAAGCATAACGTGATGGACAAGGCTAAGCGAAAGGACAGACTTGTAAAGATTGACGAAAATCAGACAGAGATAGCCTCTTACTATGACGAAGATGCCGAGCTGACAGGAACGTATCGTATTGAACCAGTCGCACGAATAGCGTTAGCGTTGCAAAAACTTATCGTAAAGCGGGCTGTGAGCTTCACGTTCGGCAACCCCGTGCAATTGAACTTTTCGCCTCAAGATGATAAACAGAAACAAGTGTTGAACGCAATCAAAAAGATACTCCTTAAAAACAAGGAGGTCTCATTGAACAGGAAAATAGGGAAGATACTCTTTAGCTGCAAGGAGGTTGCAGAAATATGGTTTACAGTGCCGGACGAGAAAAACGAAATATACGGCATAAAGTCGAACGTAAAACTAAAGGTAAACATCTTCAACCCGCTTAAAGGCGATAAGCTATACGATACTTATGATGACTACGGCGACCTAATAGCGTTTTCACGTGAGTTTGAGGCTTTGGATAAAGAAGGCAATAAGATTAATTATTTTGAGACCTACACGGATGAAAATACTTTTTTATGGGTAAAGGCGCAGGGAGACGATGACTTCAAGCTCATGGAAGGCTACCCGAAGAAAAACGAAATCGGGAAGATTCCTATTGTTTACGGCAGGCAGGAAGAGACCGAATGGGAGGATGTACAAGGGCTGATTGAACGTTTAGAGACGTTATTATCAAACTTTGCGGATGTTATCGATTACAACGCAAATCCTATGATATTTTTTAAAGGAAGATTAACAGGCTTCGGTCGTAAGGGAGAGGCGGGAAAGATACTTGAAGGCGATAGTGACAGTGATGCCAAGTATTTATCATGGTCAGATGCGCCAGAGGCTGTAAAACTTGAAATCGAAACATTATTACGGTTAATATATAGCATAACACAGACCCCAGACATATCTTTTGAAGCCGTAAAGGGATTGAGCGCTATATCAGGTCGTGCATTAAAGATGCTGTTTCTTGACGCCCATTTGAAAGTTCAAGAAAAACAAGAGGTGTTATCTGAGTATATGACCCGAAGGATTAACATTATAAAATCATATATCGGATTAATGGATAATTCATTAAATGAAACATGCAAGGCTATTGATATTGAACCTGAAATTATCCCATATATGCTTGATGATGAAGAAACAAAAGTACAGGTTCTTGCAACAGCGACAGGCGGCAAGTCCATTCTTTCTCAGAAAACGGCAGTCGAACAATTGAACTATACTAACGATTCCGAAAAAGAATACGAGCAAATATTGGAAGAAGAACAAGGATTGAATGTATTAGAAACCCTTGAACCGACAGTATAAAAATAAAAGAAATCATAAAACTATTAAAAATTAACATTATGGCAAAAACTACTAAAACAACAGAAAAGAAAACAACAGAAAAGAAACTGCATAAAGCAGTTATGTGTGTGCATTGTAAGAATAGCAATCATAAGATTGTAGACCGGAAAGTTTATTGTATTTCTAAGAAAAAATGGATGTCTGCATTCGCAGTTGATTGTTTCAAATATGTAAAATTATTTATCTTATTATTATTTTTAGTTAGTTGCACAAAAGATAAATCTTATTCATTTACAAGTACGGCTGAATCTGACTTTAAGTATGATGTTTGTTTGAATGAGTATAGCGAAACAGACGACGTTGTTAATAGTGTTATTATTAACGATGTAGTAAGGTATAAAGAGTATTCATTTATAGCAGTTGAGAGAACAGAGAAAGTCAAGATACAATTAAAAGTATACCGTCCCGACGAGGTTATTATTTGTTGGGTTAATAAAGTCTATTACATAGAAGACGACAATAAAATAATTTTTACAAACGATAATACATTCAGTTATCAAGAGCCGTAAATATACAGGGGTGTCTCCGTCCCGTGAAGGATTGAGACTAACTAAATGAAAATAAATCGTTTGCAAAAATCTATATTTTGACTAAAAACTACTGAAAAATGCCTATAAAATGCAAAACGGACATAAGCAAATTGTTTGCTAAGATTGACGCAAAAACAGAAGAAGCAAGAGCATCATATACGGAAGCTTTTGAGATGGCTTGTCGTGATATTGTCAACCTTGCAAAGAAAACAAATACCTACAAAGACCGAACAAATAACCTTCGCTCCTCCATTGGTTTCATTTTATACGATAGAGGTGAACTTGTTACAGAAAATTTCAGCATTGCAGGTATAGGAACTGAGGCTGATGGTTCAAAAGGCATTGTTGAAGGTAAAAGAATTGCAGAAGAAGCAGCAAAAACTCATCCTGAATCTTTAATAGGCGTTATCGTTGCCGGAATGGAATATGCTTTATACGTTGAAGCAAAAGGCTATGATGTGCTAACAGGTTCATGCTTACAGGCTCAAACCGTACTTGAAAAATATATAAAAGCATTATAATGAACGAGAAGGAATTGCAAGCATATATTGAACGGATTAACAAAAAATTGAAGTATTACTACGGTGATGCTTATAAACGTATACTTAACCTTCCGGAAGTACAAAAAGCAATAAAAAAAGGAGCTGAAGATTTTAAGTTTTCTAATTATAGCACTCATAAGGTTGATAAGATAGTTGCAGAATTAACACAAATTATCAATACTAATCTTCAAAAAGGAATTGCTAACGCATGGAGTTATGGAATTGATAATACAACAAATCATTTAAGTAATGCTTTCGGTAGATTGAATGAAGATTATAAAACAGAGATTGATAAGACGGTTCTACAAGCTACAAAGGATATAAGAAATAAAACAAAAGAATCGTATAGAATAGTTACTGAGAAAAAAGGCGGTTTGAATATATCGGAAAGGGTTTGGAATTACAACGACCAAATTAAAAAGGAAATGGAAATTGCAATTCAGAATGGCATAAAACAAGGCAAATCAGCCGATTATATTGCAAGGGATATGAAAAAGTACCTTAACAATCCAAACGCTTTATTTAGAAGAGTACGAAACAAGGAAACCGGCGAACTTGAATTGAGTAAGGCAGCAAAAGAATATCATCCGGGACAAGGAGTATATCGAAGTGCTTATAAGAATGCTATGCGACTAATCACAACGGAAGTAAATGCTGCATATCGGGAAGCAGAATGGGCAAGTTACCAAAACAA